ACGTGCCGTACCGTAGCCGAGAGCATTGCAAGCAACACCACAGAATTTCTGTCCTATACTCGAAGGATGCTGCTGTTTTGCTGTCTCGTCATAGGTGCAGTTGCCAGAGAGTTCAACGCAGGCGGGCGATATAGACCCGCACGATGGAATGCTGGGTATATTCGCGCACACCTTGACCACAGTTCCCTGGCCAGAGGTCTCCTGAACACAATCACCGCAGCAGTCGTGGGCTTCGAGGACACATTCCGCCTCACATGCCTCAAGCGTCTGGTATTCCCCCACGCCAATTTCGGCCTCCACACATTCGCCGCCTATGCAGTCCCACCAGACGCCTTCGGGTATCGTCCCGGACCCGCTCCCAACGAATAGTAGGGGAAGGCTCATGGTTAGACACTCACGACGGCATAGGAAACAATGCCGTCGCCAACGCCGGTGCCCATTGTGATATTGAATGCCTCGTTCGTGTTGCACTTGAAGAGGGGCATCGCGAAGTTGCCGGACGGTTCGCTGTGGAATCCGCCATTGTCCGCTTGCGGCATCGCGCCGGATAGCGCGTTTGCGGCACTCTCAAGCGTCACGGTGCAGTCTACCGTGTCCACGAGGATGAGCAGCCCGTAGACCCAAATCTGCTTGTTCGCGCCGGGGGTGGCGATGATCTCTGTACGCGCGCCAGTTCCCGCGTTGATGGGGGCATTGATGATGCCTGGGGAGTCGATGGTGGGCGCCGCGTTACCCATCTGGCACTTCTCGATGTTCACGAGAGATGCGTTACCAGCAGCGGTGATCGTATCGTCGGTTGCGATAGTGACGGGCGCAGCGCCCGTCATAATCGCCGTACCAAGGGACGGAATCTTGGAGGTATCCGCGTCGATGGTTCCAAGCAGCGTCACGGCTGGATCGTCGGTTGCGAGAATCACCCGCTGTGTTCCATCCGTGCCAACCGCGCCGGAGCCGACGTTGACAAGCTTGTTACGAATCCTATGGAGATTGATGTTTGGGGTACTGACCTCTGAAGTGATTTCAGCGGTAATGTCTGCCGTGGTTCGCAGGCCAGTATTGATGGCAAGGTGGTCAACCTTGATATCGGCAAGCTCATCATCTTCAGCATCGAACGAGACGCCGACAGCGACATAGGTAGTCGCTGCGATATTCCACCCGTTGCCCGTATTGCCGGTGGGGTTGGGCGTTAGCATATTGAACCGAAGCGAGTTCCACGCGTCGGCGGTAAGCGCGTCGTCGTCGATACGCCACTCGTTGTAATGATCGCCGTCGGTGCCGAGTCGAACGAAGACGTAGGCCACGGCTGTGAGATCGGAGATGTAGATGGATGTCGTGATAACGCCGCCGCCCTTGTGGTATGCGGTCAAGTCCCCGGCGGTAAGCGTCTTCTGGATTCCGGCCTCTGTGTGGTCTGTGCCGTTCACCTTGTTGAACTCGATAGACGCTGTGCCGAAGACGTGGTTCAGGTCGGTTGCGAGCGCGTCCGCATCGCCATTACCCGTGGTCGCGTCATCCAGGATGGTCCAACCTGCGACGGAGTTGCACTCGTCAAGGGCGTAATGCTGTTGACCCTGCGTGCGAAGGATTCCGTGCTCGTTGGTGATGAGGGGCTGGTAGTCCCCATCGGTATCGCTAAGTGCGGACCCTATCGCGTCATCCTTGCGAACGGTAAGGGACAGTACGCCCTTATCGGCTGTTACATGCGCAGCATCTTCTTCGTGGACGCTTTCGTATATCGCATTGAACTTCGGGTCTGAGTTGGACACACTGATGTCGGAAGTTGTTTGCGCACCGGCATTGAGGACGATGTGATCGACCCGGATGTCGGCAAGCGCGTCGTCTTCGGCGTCGAAGTGGACGCCAATGGCGACATAGGTGGTTGCCGCGATATTCCAGCCGGTGCCCGTGTTGCCGGAGCCGGTAGGCGCCATGAGCATGAAACGGAAGGCGTTCCAGCCACCGACCATTGAGTCGATGCGCCATTCATTGTAATTCGAGGAGTCGGTGCCAAGCCGAACGAAAACGTGGGCGACATCGGTAAGATCGCCTATGTAGATAGAGGCGTGAATGTATCCGCCGCCATTGTGGTAATCGCTGAGATCGCCGGCAGTGATGGTTTTCTGGATGCCCGCCCGAATCTTGTCGGTCCCGTCCACCTTGTTGAACTCGATGGACGCCGTACCCATCACGTGGTTCAGGTCAGTGGCAAGGGCGTCCAAGGCCCCGTTGCCTGTGGTGGCGTCGTTGAGGACGCTCCAGCCAGCGGCGGAATCGCAACTGTCGATAGTATATACCTTGTCGGAGGTTCCTACCGTAATATCGCCGGCAACAACATCGACTGGGACGGCTTGGTCCGCCCCCTTGTTTGAGATGAGTACGACTCGTCCAGCAGGCGGGTGTGGGGATATCGTCATTGTTTAGCCTCCTTGCGGAGTGGAGAAAGGGGCGGGGACAGCCGCCGAAAGGGGGAAGCGGCTGCCCCCTGGGATGAGAAGGAACGCTCAGGGTGCGTCGGGAGCGGGGACAGCCATGTCGTCACTTGATTCGGGTTCAGGCTTCGCAAGATGTCTTGCCAGTTGCCTTGTGGCCTCTAGGGCGCCCATGCACTGCCAATACTGCTGCTGTGCCTGTTGCGCCTGCCGTGTCAAGGCAGCAATCGAATCGAAGAGGAAGTCTTCCGTGATCTTCATGTCGTCTCGCTCCTGTAAAACCTTAGTTCCATTCGGCGACGGGGACGAGCGGAAGGTAATAGATTGCTCCGTCCACGCTGCAACGAATGCCGACACACGAATTGCCGACCTCGGCATACGCCACGCTGGAGAGCAGCTTGGTGGTGTCTCCGGCGGCAGTAAACCCGTTGAACGAAAATGCGACGGCATCCGTGTCAACATCGTCTACGCCGGTGGCATCGCCTTGGTTGTCGATTCGGACGAATGCCAACTCGGTCAAGCCTGCCGGATCGCTGGCAGCACCGTCCGAATGGATGGCGACCTTGAGGCCGCACAGCGTCCCGGTGGGCGCCCACGAGGCGATATCCGGGATGTGGAGGGTGGTCTCAAGTGCGGCGCCAAGCCCGGAACACTCGCTCGCGCCAGCGGTTGCGGTGAATTCGAGACTGATGTGCGCGCCTCGGCAGGTGGTGGTATTGCAATCCACCGTCTGGAAGGCCCGGAAACAGTCCGCCTCGCCGGCCGCACCACTTTGGGTGAGTCGGACATCGAGGCCGCGTGCCGTGCCGCTGAGTGCGGTCGAGGCAAAGTTGAATCGGACGCCTTCGCGCCCGGCCGTGGTGCCGAGCGCATAGCGGCTTGCCGAAGTACCGATCCGCAAGACCCCGGTTGTCGTCGCATCGTCTCCGTCCACGACGACATCGTTGTTGGTTCCCATGTGAACGAGTTTCTCAGCCATTGGTTGTCTCCTTTGTAGTAACTGTTAGACCGAGGCTGCGAAGACGCCGGTCGGGTTGTAGATCGTGCACTTGTCGGCAAGCGCGTCGAAATCCGTATTCGAGATGCGGAAGGCGACGGATTGCATCAAGCCCATCGAACCCTTGGACGCCCACACGTCACGCAGCATGGCCTGCTTGCTGGCATACGCGGGGTATGCGCCAGTATCGGTAGGATTCGCCATCGTGTCTCTCCTTATGCAACACGGATTTCGGCCGCATTCTCGGGCCGGAAGGTTTCGATCGTCTTGAAGCCGACAGAGCCAACGGTCCAGTTGCGCTTGTCGTTGTCCCAGTAGTACACGCCGGACACGGGTTCAGCCTCGGACTTACGCAAGGCGTCGCTGGTCATACATGCCGCAACCGAATCGGAACCGTCCACGAGGTAGGCGTCGGTGCCGCCCTTCGAGGGTGTGTCGTCATCGGCGACGCTGTGATCGGCCTGCGGGTAGTTGTTGGTCGGGATGATCCATGCGCTGTCGATCATCGTGAGCTTGCCGTGAATCTTGTCGGCAAACTGGCGCCCGACATAATCGGTGGACATGAGCGTGTCGTCCTGAAGGAGAACGTCATGCTCGCGCTTCTTCATGAACCAGTAAAGCTCCATAGTCTCAATCGGCACATTGTCCTCGAACATCAGACGATGCGCTTGCTTGATATTGTCCTGGAGCTTCTTCGAGCCAACGACGGACATTTCGTAAGTACCAGCGATGTCCGTAACGAGGGTTTCGGTGACTTGCTGGCCGCCGGGGAAGACGCCATCTGCGGCGGTACGGGCCGCGAGAAGCAACTGCTTGAGCGTTTGCACGTCGTACAGCTGCGCCATCGCCGCGCCGGTTATCCTTGCCATCTCGCCAGCCGCATCGTAGTGGACGATCATCGCGTCTTTCTTCGAGATGTTCGTTGCGCTCATGCGCTCTTCGTCTTCGAGATTGAAGAGCACCCGTTTCTTGGCGAGGTTCTGGCGTGGGGTGTTTGCGTGGTCAACCTTCTTGTGCGTAACCGCTTTGTAGTAGCGGATGACTTCCTTGACGACGCCGCCCATCATGTCCTCAATCGGAACCATCGCGTAGGCGCGGATCGCCGAAAGGTAGTGTCGGATCACATTCGAGGCGTAAACTTTCTTTGCCGCCTCGAATCGCGTTGCTTCTTCTCCGGTGAAGGAGAGGGGGTATTCGTTCGCCATTTGATCGGCCTCCGTAGAGATGTCGTGAATACGTATCCAAACGATATGCGGCTTTGTCGCTGGGACATTCTACGGAGTTGTCGTGCGGCCATTGGGTTCCGCGAATGCGGGATTGTCCTTTGGCCGGTACGGCTCTTGGAAGTCGGCGAACGCGAGCACATCAGAGGCGTGTTCCAAGTGGAGCGTTTCTCGATGCGCCCGAAGGTGGGTTATCGTCTGCCCTGAATCACTTGCATTTCCATCGCAGCGATACGGGCGTCAACTGCTTTTTTGTATGTCGTGTCATCCGTATAGCGCGGATCGTTCTGCGCCTTGTGTGCTTCGGCCTGAGACGCATAGCCCCCGGTTGGGGTTGGCGCGCCCTCGCCAGAAATGAGCGACTGGGCTTTGCCGGCGCCGACGGCGACGTTGTACTTGCCGACAAGCCACTCGAATCCTTGGATCGACGTATCGGGATTGGTGGCGAGGCCATCATAGAACGTCTTGGTCTTGTCATCCAGATTTTCCTTGGCCCACTTCAAGACCGTATCGAGTTGAGTTTTGCCGCCGACGAGTCCAGTCGCTTCAGCGACCAGCTTCTCTTGCGCCGCTTGCATGAGGCGAACTTGCAGGCCCATGTGCTGCTCGACTATGCCTCGCGTGAAGCCGGCCTTCCTGAGCGCGGCGTATTGCTCGACCGTCAGTTTGCCCTTTTCGCTGAACTGCTGCCCGACTTTTATCGGATCGAGTCCGGCTGCGCGTACGATTTCGTCCACGCCCGCGTTGTCGTCGATTACGGGTGCGGCGTCTGCGGGCAGCGCAAGGCCAGCCCCCTTCGTGGTCTTCAGCGCGTCGCCCTGAGCACTCAGCTTTTGCTCCAGTTCGGTTCGTGATTTGCCCCACGCTTCTACCATCACTTCGCCCTTTTCGACGTTCCAGAATTTATCTGGGCAGCCTTCAGGCTTTTGCGGCGGAGTTGCTGCGCCACCGGGCGCGGCTCCTTCGACAGGGGGTGTCTGGCCTTCAGCCATGACATTGTCTCCTTGTACGGGCCTATGCGGGTGCGTCTACAAAGTCAAGCTGGAATGGCGTCTCATCTGGTAGTGTGCGGTCAATCTCAATCGGCATCCCGAAAAGGGATGCGATGGGATAGTCGGATTCTGGCTGATCTTGGCAATACAGTACGCGCAACGACCTGGGCGTTACCCTGATGACGATATTTGTGTTGTTTGGTGATGTGCGCGGCGGCAGGGTATCCCACAATTTCGTAGCAATATGCAGAATATCGCTGGACAGCACACATGCCCCAATAACAGTCATTGGGTATCTCACTTCCACATCAATCATCCCTATCTCCTCTCATCCCTATACGGGGGGTTGGGCGGCTTGTGCCGTCGCTTGTTTCGCGCGTTCCTCGGTTATCGCGCCGGCTGACGAAATCGCTTGCTGTGCGGCGGCGGCCTGTGCCTGCTCGGCCATCCGGGCCTCAGCCTCGGCCTGCATTTCCTCTGCGGTCTTCACCACTTGGGCCATGTCGAGATTGTAGCCACGGAAGATCATCGCAAGCAGGCGTTCCGGGCTGAGTCGTGCCGCGAGTTCGGGTACGGGCAGGATCAGTTGCAACGCGCCCATGAGCTTCTCTAATTCGACCTGGCGACCGAGCGCTTCGAGGCCGGTGAGAATTTCGACATCCACCGCACCCTCCAAGCCCGATGGTAGCGGCGGAAGGAGCTTGTCGCGTTCCATCTGGTAGATCATTCGGTCATACAGCGTGCGTTGAACTTCCGATGCAATCTCTGCGTAAATAGCGCCCAGGGCGCCCTCAAGCTGCCGGGCAACGCGCATGACCTCGGTTGCCGTCACGCGCTCGGCCTTCCGCTGCGCTTCGGTTTCAAGAAGACCTTGCTTGCCAAGGCGGCGCTCGATACGGTCGGCATGGTTGAGCACAACCGACAGGTCGCTGGCCATGTTGGTGCTGAGGAAGGCGGCGCCTTGTACCTTGCCATCCATAACGCGGCCGAGAACGACTTCTCCGCTCGGCTTGGTCAAGTCTGCGGGGGTCATGTCGTAGGAATTGCTTGGGTCCAAGACGGGCGTGACCTTCGAGGCGTTCGTGCTCCAGTCGAGAAGGTTGCGGTAAAGGGTGTTGAACGAAGACAGATCACCCATCATTTCTTCGATCAGGCCGCGCGAGTAGTCCTCGCCGGGCAATTCCTTGTAGCCCAGAACCAAGTCCGGGCTGACGGGTTCTTGGGATGTGCGGATGATCTTGTCGTTGAGTTCTTGTTCGACAACCCAGTTCTTGGCCTCGCGCTGCCGGGTGCATCTTGTGAATAGCGACTGGGGCCGGTCCTCGCCCGTTTTCTTTTCCAGTTCCTCACGGTTCAGGTCGGCTTTCGCCAAGTCCTTATCGGACAGTTCGAGCGGGTCTTTCTTCTCAAGCGTGGTGGTCCAGAGCACTTCGTGATCGCTCCCGCGTTTCTGGACGAAATGATCGAAACGGAAGTTCTTGAACCAATAGTCGCCATTTTCCCCGCCACATCGCGTCAGGGAATTGCCGACGCCGATGGTGTGCTTGAAGGCGGTGAGAAACTTCGTGCGGTATTTCGTCGTATCGAGTGTGGAATGCCAGAGGAGTTCGCGCGCATAGAGATGCTTTTGGAGAATGTCAAGCCCTTCTTGAGTCGTGTACGGATCGACTCGTATCCGGGCAGACGGCTTGAGCCGGACAGACGGCATGTTCGGCGGGAAGACCGCCATGATGAGTTTGCTTGCTATGTTGCTTAATATATTTGCGCCGAGTCCTTGATAGGAACGCATGAGCCTGACGTTTTGCGTCGTGCCGATCAAGGGAAGCATCGTCGGATCGCTAAGGGCCGCACATTTTCTTACGCGTTCCATCAACGCGGCACGGGAAGCATCAGCGGCCTCGAATTGTGCGCGAAGTGTCTGTTTGTCGTTCACGTTGGAATCCTCAAGCCTGATCCAAGCCCGGAAGCGACGCCGGGATTCCTGACGGGCATGTCAATGCGGAGCGAGCTACGGCCACGTCTGGCGCGTTCGAACGACCGGCGCTTGAGGGCCAAGGCACGCGCCTCATCCTCGTCGATAACGGCCCGTTCTTCTTCATCTTCGGGAAACTCTTGGTCGGGGAATTCGGGCGAAAACAGGTCACCTGTACGCTGGAAAAACTTGCTTACTTTCTTGCGAACTGGCTTGTTCTCTATTAGAAGACTCCAGGGAGACCTCCAACTGGCAACTTCCACCGCGTCGTCAACGAAATCGCCTACATCACTGCCCATATCAACCTCCTGCTCGTTCTTGGCGTTTACGGAGCCTTTCGACAAGCTCGGCCTTGCCCAATTCGATCGCATAGCGGATGCGTCCCGCCTCGCTGCTGAGTTCTTCAGGGGTCGGGGTGCGAAGCCGATGCGTTTTGACCAAGTCCTCAATCAGCGCAGAACTCTCGCGCGGCACGTCGAAACGTGTATCCTGTCTGTCCGGCGTGGGGGGCATGAGGAAATCCTTTCGTTCTGAGCTGGTAGTGGTGGCCCCTCAACCCTGTTGCCGTTTTTTTCTGCTGTTGTGTTGGAAGGCTTTTAGTAGACAGACAAGCTCGACTTTGCCCATTGCGTAGCGGAATCTGCCGGCCTCGTTGTCGATTTCGTCTACTTCGGCGGGTCGGGCCTTGAAGTGGTCATCTAGCCAGTCAACCAATACAGAGGCGTCTGACGGCAACCCTAAAGTCCGACTCAGCTTGTCCATTTCTGACATCATATGCAAACCCTTTCTTCTTGAGCCAGCGGTACAATCCTGCCGGGGTGGCGATATGCGGGTTGACATCGACCCCACCGGCGCGAAGGCACGCGAGGGAGACACATAAGCAATCGTATACCCACGGCCCATGTCCCAATTTGAGCCACCGGGCCAGGCTTGGGAGTATCGGCTGCGGCTGACCAACGAGTTCATTGAAGAAGTCGAGATCAATTCTGTAGCGAAATGGGACACGGAAAACGGAGTGAAGTGTGGGGTATCGGGCCGCAACCAAGCGGCTCGGCCAGTAACGAATGCCCCCAAGCGACGGGTCGAGAACGGCGCCCTCGAACCCGATCATACAATGGCAGATCGGGCTGACGGTCATAACCCGAATCAGGCGTGAGACTTGGCGATATTTCCAGCGGGGGATTGACGAGCGGCCTGTCGCGAAGTAGACAATGGCATAATGCACATCGCCTCCTGTCGCAAATTGGGACACTTTGGGCTTTTCGCCTCTCCTTCTCCATACTACGGTCGGCGTTTGTGTCGCGGAATGCGACGGTCAGGAAAAGAAGTATTCCGAGGTGAGAATATCGGCTAGGTCAAATGTGCCCAGGGTGGGCGGGGGTGGGAAGATGATGGCCGGGTATATCTGCTTCAACTGGCCGTAGAGATCGTCGAGAAGTGGGGTGCTGTGCAATTCGACGAAGGTTTCTCGAATGATCCGCGAGAGATCGTCCATGTCGGCCAAGTGCGTCCAGAACGCATCGTGAACCCCTGCAAAAGCTATGGTGACGGCCCGGACGGCATTGTGCGCCTTGATCGCTGTTCGCATCAGGTGCGAGGCGTCGATCGAATGGACAAAAGAGGGGGCGAACCCGTTGACTTGGCGCCTCCGATGGACAGGGCAACTCGCATCGACCTTCGCCAGCAAGAGTCTGTGGAGGATTGTCCTAACCTCGATATGTCGTGCCACCCTGTAATGCTCTTCGATGCGCAGTCCGATGGGGCTGTACCAGCGGATGGGCTGGCCGCTATTGACAATGAGTTGGCCGCAGGCGCGTATCCATTCCATCGCGTTTTGAGCGGCAACACAGACCCCGGCAAACGCTTCGAGGGTAATTTGGCTGAGATACTTGGTGATCGCATAGAGTTCGTCCGACTCGAAACCGACCTTTTTGAGTGCGGCGTGTACCTGCTTGCGCGCACCGACCGGGGTAACGCCATACACGCTGGTCATGACAGGCTGCTTGACTATCTTGCGCGTCACCCACCCTTCGAGCGCGATCGCGTGTGCCTTGCCGGCCTCCGCGTCTCTGGCGATGATCTGGCGGGCACGGACGGCGACATCTTCATAGGCGTCTTGGGGGGCTTCTGCCGGCGTGAGGTTCGCCAGGGCGGCGGTCTCTGGGCAACGGAGCATGGCGCCGTAGTGCTGGAGTGCATTATTCGATCCGTCTACCTGAATCGGGAGATGCGCGGCGGCATCCGAGTCGAACATGGCGAACGCGGCGGCAAGGGCTTGGAAGGGTTCATCCATTTCGAGCCAGCCCATATTTTCCAGCGGATCGGCATTCCATGCGATGAACTGCGCCTGTTGTGTCTTTATCCAGACGAGCCGGTCCTCGATGGAGGTCTTGTCGTATCCGCAGCAGTTCGCCATGTGTAAATCAAGCCATTCCCGTGCGCCATTCCCGTTGATTGGCTTGGCGGCGCCGAACTCTAAGAGGCCACGGCAAAGGTCATCGCCTTGGTGGTTCAGGAACTGGGGAATCGCGTAGGCCCTGCCCCGGAAGTCGAGAATGTGAGGAAACCAGATGCGGTCATACTTTTGGAAGCGACCGGCGATGTCGAGTTTGTGCCATGCGACCTTGCGTTCGCCCTTGAGATTCACGTTGTCGCGGTACGTCATGGCGGCGGCTTTCTTCCACGCCTTCTTGGCATCCGGGTTGGTCTCGAAGTCGGCCGGTCTGGGCGGCCGGGGGATATCCGTCATGCGTGGGATGCCGGGCACGTTTCCGCCTTGGTCTCTGAGGGCTTTTGCCACGGCGAGGATGCGCTTGTTGATTCGCCACGGCGTTGCGTTCAGGATATTCACGGCAGCGAGAACGGGGTTGGGCAGAAGTTCCCCGGCCTTACCGCGTCCGCGCAATTTCATTATCAGGTCGGTGGGCTGTGAGAGATACCCGCCGCGATGGTCCTGTGTCCAGACGATCGGCGGCACGACCATCGGCTGATAGCGCGGGTGGAGCGTCTGGCTGTCAATATGGGCGTCACGGATGCGCTTGTCGGCCGCATCGGTGAGCCGAAGATAGTAGTATGTGCGCCGGCCCTTGTGGACCGTGTACTTATCGAACGCAAAATGAAAGACTTCCTCCGCATCGGGGAAGATGGTGGTGTTAATCAGCAGCTTGAGCAACATCCCGCCGATCTTGCCCTGGACGCGCAGCGGCCAGACCTCTTCGGGGAAGAAAACGCGGGAAACCTTGAGGATGCCCTTGGGCTTGATTTGCTTTCTATCCGTGTGCATGAGGGCGTTCCAAGGTTCTCGGTCCTTCCGACGGAAGCGCCGACGTGCTGTCTGCGCCGAAAGGTTGCGGCCAATGGCAAGCACAATCTTCGTCGTGGAGATGCCGGCTGGATTGGCGAGGCACATTCCGAGCGCGGTGTGCATGGCGATGAGCGTGGTTTTGTCGCTGTCGAGCAGCCGCATATAGTCGCCGTAGATGCCGCGCCCGACGCCGACACGGCCGGCCTCACACGCACGGCGTTCCTTCCGAATAGCCTTGCAATAAGCCTTGAACCAGTAGGCGAGCAGCCGCGCGGACGCGCCCAAGGATGCGCCGTCGCCTCGTCGTTCGGCATCTGCTGCGAGCCGCTTGTAGCGTTTGACGCCGCGCTTCACGGAGTCACGCTCGAATGCCTTCTCCACCGAATAGAGGGTGTCATCTAGGAGTTTGGTCACACCTTTTTCCTCTTCGTGTACTTCCGCTTTTTCGGGGGCGCCGGCGGTGCGGGCGGGTGCTTCACGAACTGGATTGTTGCCGGCTCATTCGACATCTTCTCAAGTTCCTTCCGGTACTGGGCCCTTTCGAGATTCGTCTTGCCGGCCAGCGGGTCAATGACGACCACCTTGCCCGCTTCGAGGGCGGAGACCCTGACGTGCAGGGCTGCGATCTGTGCTTCAATCCCCACCAAGTCACCGACCCTCCCTTCGAGACCCTGCAAATCGGCAATACAACCTTCGGCATCCTCAACGTCGCTCCGTATGTCAGCCAGTATGCCACCATAGCCTTCGGGCACCTCCCGTGATTCAAGGATGAGAAGTCGCCTTTCAATTTCGCCCATCACGGCTTCCTGCTTTTCTACCGTTTCCTCGTTCATTTTCAGTCTCCCATATTCCGAGTAATCAAATAGATGTTTGCGCCGACAAACACAACATTTACGACAAGAATGAGTACGGAAATGTTCACCGTCAATCCTCCTTTAGAAACGTCAGAGATACGAGTACGTGCGACACCGGGCCGTACTGCTTCATCACAAGCTCATAAACGATCTGGCGATCGTCAACGTAGGCAACCCCGTTGAGCGCGTCTGAAACGATCTTGGCGATGTTGTCTGCATCGCAGCAAGATGGGCACCATGTGCCGCCCCCCTCTGCGGCCCGCTCCCGCTTCCGCTTCGACCATGACTTCGGGATGCCAAAGACCGCAATGATGTCGAGGTGTACCGGGCCGGTATGCGGCGGAAACGACGGGCCGAAGTTCAGATTAGACGCGGCCACTTCCAGAAACGCGGCACGGACACGACGCTCATATTTGACCGTTGCGTCCGGGGTGTAAGTATGAGAGGCGCCGGTCTTCAAGCGCACCGTCTTGGCTCTCTGCTTCGGCTGTGGCTTGCCGGAAACGGTGAAGTAGATGGTTTGGTTCATGTTCCTACCTTCCCTTGCCGCAGGATGATGTAGTCGGCGGAATCCAAGTCCCGTAGGCGGTAACTGTCCGCAGTCCTCTGTGTGATGGCCCAGCCGCCTTTGCCTTCGATCACAAAGACAACCCCATGCTCCCTATGCTCGATCAAATCACCCGGCCCTGCGGTGGGCTGGGAGATGATGTTGAGGATGCTTTTGGCAAAAGACCACCCTCCCCGCCTGTCCATTGCCATATACCATCCGTCACCGTCCCTTTTCGGATAAAGGATTGTAAGAACGCCATTTCCAGTTTCCACTACCGTCCCCGCCTGAATGCGCGTGTCCTTCGGTGGTTCGGGGGCGGGGGTGCAACGGGGGGAACGGTCACAACTTGGGCGCCATTCATGCACGCCCTTGTGAGCGCCGTACCGAGCGTACGGGTTTTCTTGCACCATCCTTGCCTTCTCCGGCTTCTTCGCCTCGTGCTTGGCAATCAGCTCTTTCATCTCCGACGCCAGTGATTCAGCCATCGGTCGCCTCCGTTTCCATGTGATCCCATAGTGTTGCCGTTTTTCTCTCCGCCATGCAGATGGTGTCATTATGCGCTCCGCCGTGGCATATCAAACACACCTCCTCAATGGCATATCCGTGTTGTAACCCCATACCCTGTGTGTTCCATCCGAAGGACAGGACGACTCCGCGAGGGCACATCATGCCGGCAATCGTGCGCCTTTCTGCCGTCCAGCGTCCGGTGTTCCATTGGTCTTTGATGCCGAAATGTCTGCCGCATTTCTCGTACACCTCCTTGACC